TAGACGTTGTTGATTCAAGAAATTTTGTTTACGACGGACGCTCATGTTATTTCCTATAAGGATATTATACTATAAATGATGGGATTTAATAAGAAAACGATCTAAGATAATTTAAAGATTACTTTTTACTTGATCTAAAATATATACGTGGTATAATATTTTTATGAAAGTAAGAGAATTAATTGATATTTTAAACAAACACGATCCAGAAGCTAATATTTACATAGACTTAGGTGATCAATTAGTGCAGCCTTGGAGTTTTAGTGTGAAGGATTTTAACATCATACTGGCAAAAGAACGTGTAGATCATGAGCTTAAAAAAGTAGCTGGTAGACCTTGTAAAGAAACTTCAAACTCTAAAGAGGGAATTATAATCTATGTCAAATAAAGACTGTGTGGCAGACGCTTTAAGATATATCATTTGTAATATTCAAAGCGGTATAAAAGAAAAAAGTAAGTGGGAAGAAAACCAAGTTTTTACCAAAGAAATAGCTTGGTCTTACAATACACCTATTTTAACAATGTCTGACGATGAAGATGATGATTTTGGAACTTTCAATCCTTGTCGAGAAATCGATCTTTCTGGATTGCTTGAATCTCTAAATAACATTACCGATGAGGAAGTAGATAAAGTCAGATCCCACTTCAAGCCGAAGTGTTCACATAATATGATCAGAAAACAATTATTGACAAGCTTTTACTTTAAATGCGATAAGTGCGGATTCGAAGAAGACTAGCGCATATCGAATCCAGTATAAGGAATTATTCCACGGAAGGAAATACTCACCTTTACAGTACCCTTAGCTGATATAGACATAGATTCTTGAGCTACCATACATTGAGGTACGAAAAGAATGTCTTCACCATTTTTAGCGTCTTTAATTCTAAGAGCCACATATGGCTGATACAGAACTTCGTTTATCTTAGCTCTTGCATCCTTACCTTGTGGACCGCCACTAGCTCCCACATACACGGCTTGAATAGTTCCTTGAATAGAAACTCTCGTAGCTCTAATTTCTTGAGGAAGGTAGCTGTCTACTCCATAAATCGCATCTTGACCAAGATCTATAGTGTAGTTTACTGATTGAGCTTCGGAATATAA